GTGGTTTCCCTGCATCTAATCTTGGAGGTACTTCTGTATGGGCTATGACTTACAATACAGAAGACTTAACTCTTATTGTTGGAACAGGTAACGAATATGGAGCACCTGCAGGAACAGGTGGAACCGGTCAAATGTATGCTTACGAGATGGATATATCTCAAGGTGGAGACATTATGATAAATGGAGCTGAGGTAATTGAAGGATGGATAGCTTCTACAGGAAGTGGCACAGGTAAACTAAGTAACATTACTTATACAAACTCAGGACAACTTGTAGTAGGATATAGATATGATCAACAACCTAATGGAGCTGGACTAGATGCTGAAGTAGGTAATCACATAAGAGTATATAATAACACTCCAGCTCAAGTTGGCTTTAGTATAAATGATTTAGCTGTTGAACCATTTATTCTTCAGGACAATGGATATCCAGAATTTACAAATGCTTATACAGGAGTAAAAGATGCACCTTTCTGGGGTGTGAATGGATTAGCACAAGTGTTACACCCAGAAACTTTAGAGGTGTACACAATAAATCAATTACCTCCATACGACTTAACATTAACAACTAGTGTAAATAGTTCTAATGACTGGTTAAGTTCAGCTGCACATTGCTCTAATATAGAATTTGAAATACAGGATACTCCTGATTGTGGAATGGGTTATTTCCCTGCTATGCTTGATGACGATGATAACTATCTAGGTCCTCAGACATTTGACTATAATGGAATGACTCTTACAGCAAGTCTAGCAAATAATGTAATTGCATTTGATAGTATTGGACCTGCACAATTTAGATTCTTAGGATGTAGTGGACTTGTACTACCTGCTACTGATCCATTTACACATCCTCCTGTAACTAGAATAATTCAGGGTAATGACTTTAGTATTACAATTGAGTTCCCTGTACCAGTTAATAATGTTTCAATTAGAGCTGGTGTTTTAAATAGTAATAGTGATCTTACAATTGGAGATGTATACTATGTAGAAACTAATGGTGGAATTCCAACACTTTCTATAAATCAAGGATGTTTAGTTCAAGTAATAGGTAATAGATTTGGTGGTGGTATAGGCCCTGATGGACAACCTTCTGATAATCTAACAGATGGAAACAATAGTGGTGGAGAATTTAACGTTGCTGCTCCTGCAAGTTTTACATCTATGACTATATATGGTAATGCACCAACCGGTGGACCATTATTATTAGGATGTCCTTATGACACACCACCTACAACAACTACCACTACTACACAACCTAGCACTACAACTACAACAACCACTATAGCTTCAGGGGTGAGAACAATATTTACTAGATTTTATCCTATTGTAACCACAGAATAAATTATGATATTAACACAACACATATTAGATAAGATTGAAGAATTGAGATTACAATATCCCAATGCCACATCTATTGGATTTGGTAAGAAACAATCTAATGGTTTAGAAACTGATGAGTTTGCTATTATAGTGGGAGTGAAAGAAAAGAAAGATATTTCTTTAGTTCCTGCAAATGAGGTAATTCCAGTTGAAGTTGTTGTGAATAATGAAAGCTTAAAAACAGATATAATAGAAGTGCATAAAAACTTCGTTCTAGGAACATGTTCTTCTACTTGTGGTAACACTAGTTTTGGAGCAAACAATGCAGCTAATAGAGCCACTGTAAGACCTATTCAAGGAGGAACTTCCATGTCTAGTAGAAACAATAATAATGCAGTGGGAACCTTGGGAGGTATAGTGCGTCATACAGATAGTGGATGTACAGTAGGATTAACAAATAATCATGTTACTATAGATGATGCATTCTTTACAACTGCTAGAGATGTAAATGGAGCTCTAGAAAATGACTATGATCCAGTAAATAGAGTGTATCAAAACGGAGAACAAGGACCTGGTACTCCTACCGATTTAAACTTTGGAGTGAGTCTAAGATATGTTCCTATTCATCCTTCAAGCACAGGACTTGTGAATCAAGTAGATGCAGCTATATTTTCTATTGAGGAAGCTGAATTTGCAATAGGACAGTCTTGGAATCAAGTAGGACTAGAATCTATACTTGGAAACACTGCTCCACCTTTTGCAAGCAGTGGTGAACTAGATAATTTACTAGCTACTAATCCTCGTCTTTACAGTTCTGGAAGAACAACTGGAGCAAAAGGATTTGTTCCTGACTGTCCTCTGACAGTACATCAAACAGGTGTTAGTATTCAATTAACATATAAACTACAAGGAGTAGATACATTCTGTCAATTTAATAAAGCTATTGCATTTATAAAACCAACTCAAGAAGAACCCAATGCTCAAAACCCTAGTTCAGTTTGTCCTAATCCTATATACAGAGGTGATTCAGGATCTTTCTTACTAGCAGATATAAACGGAACAGTAAAAATAGTAGGACTTTGTTATGCTGGAAGTGAGAATGCTGCAGGTGTAGGGATTATAGGTTATGCATGTAGAATAGATGATGTAGCAGAACAGTTAGGAATAGAACAATATGTAGACACAGCAACAGATGCTGGAGTTATGGTAGATCCAACCACTATTGAATATATAACTATACCAGGTCAAAGTGATGAAAAGTTTATTTTATGTGAAAACGAAGAATACTGGCAAGTAGGATTTACAGGTAGTCTAGAGTTTAATTGTGGTGGCAATACTACTACAACAACTACTACTCCTGCACCTACCACTACAACAACAAGTAGTTCAACAAGTACATCAACTAGTACCAGTACAAGTACTACTAGCACGTCAACTAGTACCTCTACGAGCACTTCTACGAGCACTTCTAGTACTACAAGTACAAGTACAAGTACAAGCACCAGTACGTCCACTACATCAACTAGTACATCATCAACCAGTACAACATCAACTAGTAGTAGCACAACAACTACAACAACTACTGCAGTTCCAAATGAGAAACTAAACTGGCAATTAGAAACTACTACAGCTTCTGAGATAGATACTGTTAGTATGGAGATATTTAGAAATGGGCTATCTTCAGCTACATCATCAATTACAACAGCAGCTAACCCAACTTCTGGTCTGGTTCTTTGTAATGCTGGTGACACTATACTAGTGAGAATAACAAATAGTAAGACAGGATCAAATGAGTTTACTAATAGAATGACACTTGATGGTAGTATTGTAGCAAATGAAACATCTACAGAAACTAACTCAAAAGTTACTGAGTATACATTTACTAAAGCTGCTGCTACAGAAGAGTTAAATATGATTGGAAATGTTGCTACACCAATTACAATGACTTGGGAATTTGAAGGTGTAGAACCTAGCACTACTAAATCTTGGAGAGATACAACACTTGAAATATTTGTTAACGGATCAACAGTAGTAGGTCCTGTAACATTTAATTCAGGTAACCCTAATGGTAGTGGAACATTTGGAGTGGCTTCAGGAGATAAGATAACTCAAAAGGTTACAACGGATAATAATCCTTCATCTTATCCTCAGTTTGTAGATATAGAACAATATAAAGGAAGTGTATCTGGAGGTTTGAGTCTACTAGATAATAGTGCAGGTTATATAGCGGCTAATGGTCAAAGAGATGATACATTAAGTTTAATAACAATTACAGCTACTCCAACAGATCCAAAAGTAAAATACAAAGCTCTTGTAAGTGCTGCTCAAACTTCTAGTATAGTTGTTGATGTGGAAGATGATGGTGATGGTACTAGTCAACAGTTCTTGTCTGTAACCAATAATACTATTGGAGATACATTCTTTGAACAACCTTCTGATCCAGCAAGTAATGGTACATATACTCAATACTTCTTTACTGAAGGTGAAACTTATGAAGCAGAAATGTCTTACAAAAAACTAGACCCAGGAGAAGGTGATACAATAGGTGTAGCAACTAGCGGTGGAGGTCCTTCACCACAGTTACAACAAGCTACTGGACCTGCTCAAACAATAATAGGCCCTGTTAACGTTACATTCACTGTAACAAATATATCTAGTGGTCCAATCAATATAGAATTTAATCAAACATCACCATAAGGTGAACAAATAAAATAATAAAATTATGTCAACACAAAATTGCTCAAACTGTTACAACGGCTGTACTGAGATAGTCTCAGACAAGTGCGTTAAATATACAGGTGTAGACGTTCCTATTCTAGGAATACAAAATGGAGACTCTCTATCTTTTGTAGAGCAAGCTCTTATTACCTTTTTAGGTTCTGCACTTGATGGCACAGGTATACAACCTGTAGTCCCTCCTTCTGATATATGTCCTGAAGTACAGGCTTATTTAAATGACTGTGATCCTTTATCTTTGAATAACTATCTGACAGCTATCATTAAAGTTATCTGCGATTTAAATACAGAGATACAAGAATTAGAAGGAAGTTCACCTAGCACCCCTTATTCAGTAGGTTGTGTATCTGGAGTTACAGATCCTAGTAGTACACAAGATGTCCTACAACAAACCATAGTAAAGTTATGTGATGTTGAGCAGTCGCTGAATACTTTTATTACTGATGTTACAAATAATTACGTACAGATTGTTGACATAAATACGTACATAGAAAACTATTTAAACAATAATCCACAACAACAATTAATTAGTAATAGAATGGTTCCATTCTCTGCTCAACCATACTTCGGAGCATTAACTCCATTTGATTCATCTGGAGCTGGTATAGGTGTATGGGATAGAATATTCCTATGTAATGGAAATAACGGAACTCCTGATTTAAGAGGAAGAGTAGTAGTTACTAGTAATGCTCCTGAAATGGGTGGAGGTGCATTAGATCCTGAAGTGGATCCTTCTGCTGCTGGTAACCCTACTTACAATATTAATGACCAAGTAGGAACTAACCAAGTGAACTTAAGTGTACAACAGATTCCATCTCATACTCACACAGCTTCTTCTGCTGATAACGGAGAACATAACCATCAAATACTAGTAAAACCTGGTGTTATGGGACAAGGTGGAGCAACTCCTTATGTTGACTATTCTAATCCTGGAGGAAGAGGAGAAGGTGGTAGAAGAACAATGGATAGCGGTGTAGCTGGAAGTAATGGAGTGGAAGGTGCATTTACTGAAAATGGAGGAGTGCACAATCACACAATCACCGTTGACCCAACTGGTGGAGGATTATCACATGATAACTTCCAACCTGGTCACGCAGCTTATTATATAATTTACATACCTTAATACTAAAACAATGGCATATTTACCTACTAATCCTTGTTGTACAGACGTAGTACTAAACTCTCCTTGCGGTTGCTCAAGCACTGTAACGAGTGATCCATGTAAAACTGGAGTACATTACTCAAAGTCTATTACATACAATGGACCGATATTACCTTGTTCTAATGCACAACCTTGTGATGATTTAAATGTTGTTTTGTCTAAAATAGATGAAATTATTTGTACATTGAAGAATCAACAAGCAACAAACACACAAGAGATTGCATTGATGAAACAAAATATAATTGATATTAACAATACATTATCTAGTTGTTGCCCATAATGGAAGCATTTATAAAACTAACTACTGCAGGAAATAATACTGGACCCTTCAATCTTTTTTCAGATGTGGATGGGTTCACTACTGCTTTTGAAACTGGTGTCACAAAGGCTCAGTTATTAACTGGGTATACAACAGCAGCAGTTCCTGATTACACTACTGTGATTAGAGTTGCATCAGATTCATTCTGTAAAAACTATAGTGATTTTGATTTATCACAAATGTGTACAACAACCACTAGCACAACACTTAGTACAACAACCACAACAACCACAACCCCATAATTATGGCTTTAATAGAGATAACATTAACAATAGACGGACAAGCAGGACCATTTGATTTATTTTCTAATGTAGATGGTTTTGCTAATGCTTTTGCCACAAGTGTACCAGCTGCAAGTTTAGTTGCTGGATACATAGTAGAAGCACCTGCAGGAACCTCAACTGTGAGAGTGGTGTCTATTGGTGTTTGTACAAACTTTATTGATATTCCTACTAACTGTCCTAGTACAACTACTACAACTAGTTCTAGTACATCAACTACTACAAGTACATCAACATCCACTTCAACAACTACTACAGAAGTTCCACCAAATAAATTTAACTGGGAACTTATAACTAATACTCCAACTTCCTTAGTTGCAGCAGATCCACAGAGTAGTAACTTAAAGATAGATGTTAACGGAGTGAATGTAGTAGATGCAACTATTACAGGTAACGCTTCTACACAAAGTGGAACTATACAAATCTTACCAGGAGATGTAGTTTCTGCTACAATAGATAGTGACAGAACAGGAGTGTACAACTTTATTAATACTATTGTGAAAGATGGTGTATTATATCAGGCACAAGATGTATGTACTTTCTGTACAAACAGTTTCACAACTGTCATGAGTCCAGACTATACAGGAGCAGGAATTGATGTAGACTTTAGTTTTGTTGCTGATACATATAAAGAACTTACAACTACTACTACAAGTACTACTGTAGCACCTACAACAACAACTACTACAAGTAGTTCTTCTTCAACTACTACCACAACTACCACTTGTGATTGTAGTCTAAATGGTGCAAGTGCAGTGATTACATCTGGAACAACAACAACAAAAGTTCCTACACCAACTACAACTACTACCACAACTGGTCTTACTTTAAATCCGGCAATGCTATCAAGTCAATCAAGTCCACTACAAGTTGTTGGTGTTTGTGAATATCCTATAGCTCAGTTTATTTGGAAAAATGGATTGCAAGTTCCTCAAATTGGAGATATAGTATATACCACTGATAACGGTTCAGCAACATTTAATGGTAATAATGAGTACTGGCACTATGAAAGATCTATTACAGATCCTGGTACAATCAACAATTACATTATAGGAGTAAATACTTCAGGAGCCATAACTTCAGTACTTCCTTGTAACGCTTAAAATAATAAACTATGGCAATGACAATAAACGTAAAGGTAACCTCTCCAGGAGTATGTTCTGGACCATGTGACCTATATACAGATGCAGATAATTATGCTATACCTATTGCTACAGGTGTGTCTATCACCGTGCTTAGTAGTATTATAGGATATAATATTACATTACCTCCTTCTGCAGTTGGTGCTACAACTATAAGAATACAAAATTCAAGTTCTGACTGTAGTAATTTTGTCGATGTCCCTATAACAACATAGATATGCCACACGGAGATGCTATTATAATACAAGCTAGTTATGTGGGAGATGACGCAGGACCTTTTAACTTGTTCTCTCAAGTAAATGGTTTTACACAAGCTTTTGAAACTGGAATAACTAAAGTACAACTTGAACTTGGGTTTGTTTCATATCATGTACCAGCAGGAACAACAGTAGTTAGAGTTATGTCTACAAGTGAAGACTGTACTAACTATAAAGATATTGATGTAGATGATGCACCAAGTTGTCCAGACAGAACATTAGTGTTTCAGATATGTAATGAAAATGCAATCATAGATGACAACTTTGATATATATCTTAATGGTGTGAAGATAGGAGAAGTTGATTTAAACCAGAATGCACAAGTAGGTAGTGTATTTATAGCAAGTAACACACCTCAAATTATTACACAACCAGACTTTCCATGTCCTCTAGGTGGTATGGTCGCATACTTCTTTGATCCTGCATTATTGTCTAGAACCAATGAGATACAAATGGTAAACACTCAAAACAATGGTACTGGAAACTTGGGAACAATTGGAGTGAGAAACTACAAAATACAAGGCAATACATTAATAGAACCTTGTGTAGTAGATGACTTTCAATATAGTGGAGCCAGTGGATCAAACTTTAATTTTACATTCAACTATACTAGTTGTTGCTAAAATAAAAAGTCCTTTTTTGTTGGTTTTAAAGGACTTCTCCTAGGGGCTATAACGCCCTTGGGAGTTTTTATTTATAACCAAACTAATTATAAAGAATAACCCTGATGGTTAAGTTTTTTATGTTAAATCAAATAATTTCTCTATCTTTGAGATATTTTCTAATTAAATACGATATATATGTCTGAGAATCAGAACCTTCTCGATCAACTGAAAGAGTTATTGAGAAGAAAAAGAAGTGAACAGTGGTACGCTGATAAATTAGGTATCACAGTTGACGAAGTAAAAGAATTAAAAAAAGAACTAAAAGGAAAAAAATATGATGAGGGAGAAAAGTTTTTAAGCACAGCAACTAACAGCAAACAATTTGAAGAAGCAGTAAGAAAAGTTAGTAACGAACAAGGGACAATAGAAAGCACAATAACTCTAGACTTTGAACCAAAAAGTGATTTAGAGTTAGCACAATTACACAAGATAGACCTAGATAGATATGTTATTACAAACTATTGGTCTAAAGTTCTTCCCAGTGGGAAGTTCACATCTTCGGTCTTTTCTAGAAGAAAAGGTGCGAAAGATTATACAGCTGAAGATTTCAGCAAGTTCTTAAAGAACTATAAGTCAAACTACATTCCTATCCCTTCACCAGATAAAGATCAGTTCAAACTCTGGGCAGATGTTGAATTATCTATTTCAGATTATCACTTAGCTAAGAAACATGTGGATGAAGATAATGATCCACAGGTTAGAGTTATGAGATTCTTTGATGTTGCAGAGAACCTAACAGAAAAGGTTAGATCA